GGCACGATTAGCAGTAAGAGCTTGATATTTTATAGCATCTGTTCTAGCGTTAACATCAGCTATCTCCTCCATAGCTGCACGATTTTTATCTTTATTAGCCGTTAATCGTGCATTGGCTTCTTCTAATGTCAATCCTGACATTTCTTTAAGCATTGATTTTTGATCACTGGTTAAATCGTCAGCAGCCTTTTTCTTAAAATTCCATTCTTCATCAAGATTTTTTTGTGTAGTTTCTAAAATAGACTTTTTAGTATCTAACTCCTTTGCTGCTCCCTCTTCTAAATCTTTACTAATTTGTGCTTGAAAAGCTTTCATACGTTCCATTGCGGCTTCTGCTTCTGTCATTCGATCGCCGCCACCAGCTCTGCCCGCACCACCTTCGCCACCTTTGGCTTTGGCTAGATTAGCTTGGGTCATCTCCATCAGTTTGGCTAACTGTGGATTAGCTGCCATTTTCTTGTCAAAGTCTTCCTTGCTAACTTCCTTTCCATTAAAAGAATAAGACTGAGAACTGTTGGGAGAGGTTGGCTCTACTTTAGATTCTTTTTGATTTTTAGCTCTTGCTGCTTCCAATGAGGCAAGATCTTCACGGGCTATTGCTGCCTCATCATCATCAGCTTTTTTAGACTCTACTTTTTTAGGCTCTATTTTAGGCTGTTCTTTTTTAGGTTCTTCTTTTTTAGGTTCTTCTTTTTTAGGTTCTTCTTTTTTAGGTTCAGCTGCTTTGGCAGCAGGTGCAGGTTGTGTTTGTACTGCTGTAAGTTTTTTTAATTCTGTAAGTTCTTTTGGCCAGTTAGATACTTCTACCTTACTGACTGTGGTCTTAATATCTGTGAGTATTTTATTGATGTCAATACCAGGCATCTTAACAGTACCAGCACCACTAGCAGCACCAAGTTCGCCAGTCATGCCTTTGATATCAAATTTTGCTTTGGAACTATCAGATAATTGTTTGGCTAATTTCTTAGTGGAGTCAGGATCCAACACAGTTTCATCTTTGTGAATTTTAACTAGTGCATCCATAGGTTCTATTGGGCTACCAGTTTTTTCCAATGTACCGCCATCTCTAGTTCCAGGCTTTGGAGCAACAAATGAGTTTACCGCTCCAGCTGCTTTCCCAGTTATAAATCCTACCATTTCTGCAGCGGTAGGAGTACCTTCGCCAGTCTTGGCCTTTTGCATACCTGATTTGGTGGCTTCTTCCCCCTTCTTGGTAAACGTTTTAAATACCCCGCTTGCACCAAGAACATCTTCATTCAATCTTTTTAATGAAGGACTTAACTCTTTATTCAGAGGCTGAACAAGTCCACTCATTACTGCTGATTCAACATCCTTCATTCTTTGATTAAAATTTACAGTTGCTTTGGTTGATTCATCAGTGGCGTTTTGCTGTGCTGCAACTGTCTTCTCATACTCTTCCGCAGCCTCGTCAGTATCTACTTTTCTACCTAATTTTTGCTCCATCTCCTTTCGAGTTTTTTCAACGCCCTCTGCGTGAGTTTGATTGGCAGCGGCAAATTTTGAAAACGAGCCGCCAATCTCGGTTAATCCAGATTGCACTATCATTTGATTTTGAGCAGCGTTATTTCTTAATTTGTCCGCTTCTACCTGAGACTCTTTGGATTTTTTCTTAGCGTCCTCAAAATTTCCATCGGCTGCCAATTTGGCCTGTTCAGATGTGGCTATGGCAGACTTACCACCAGCAACTACTTGTCCTATTGCTTCTTTAGTTACCGCAGTACCATATAAAAAAGTCTCTTTAAATAACTGACCTTGACCTCGAGCATTGGCAGCAGCATACTGCTGATCCATCTTCAATTTATACTCAGCAGCTTCCTTATCACTCATGTTTTGAGTTGCTAAACGCAACTTAGCTTGATAAGCCTGATCAGCTGCCAATTTCTTTTGAGCATCCATCTGCTCTTCACGACTCTTGCCAGTTAGTTTGGCCATGAGATCCATTTCTCTGGCCATGTCAGTTGTGGCTTTGATGGCTAACTCGTCTCTTTCTTTACCCGATGCCATACTGGCACCAATAGAACCCATCTGCATTGCTAGTAATTCATTTAGATCCTTATTGGTATACCCTAAATTACGTAGACTATCAGTTGCCGTGGTGCTCTCATCAAACATTTTTTTACTGGCAGCAGCAAATTCCTTAGCACCCTTGTCAAGGCTGCCACCAAATCCTGATAGACTAGCCTTGTTTTGATCAAGAATATCATTAAATTCATTCAGACCTAGTCTTGCACCTTTTGCGGCGGTCTGCATGTCTACAATACTGTTGCCAAAACTTATACCAGTTTTACTAAGATTTTGCCATGCTGGTAACCCAGCATTAATATCTTCAGCAACTTTTAAAAATGCTGAAGAAGCGCCCTTTGTTGGGCCATCCATGCTCTTTAAAGCACTTGTAAAAGAACCCAGTGCTTCATTAGACGATTTGGTATCACCTCCGCCACCACGACCACCGCCACCACTGCCTTTCATGGCTTTTGCCAGTTTTTCTACACTTTCATCTGATAAAGTAATAGGGGTTCCTGAAGGATCAGCCATTATTTTTTACCTTTAAATTTTTCCCATTGATCCACAAACCCATTAGGCAAAGTAAACGTCTCTTGATTAGGCAACCATTGAGGATATATGGCATTAGGTCTTTTAGGGATTTTATCTAATGGATTGCCCTTTCCATCTTTGATTGACAATGCTATGTCATTTTTAACTTGAGGTACATAATAAAATTGAGGTTCTAATGTTAAAAACCCATCTTTGTCAGTGGCAACAATGTCGCCTATTCTAGGTCCTTTATTATTGGAACCGCCAAGACCAGTACTAACACCGTGAAGAATTCCGTGAAGACCTTCAGGATCAGTGGGAATTGTTAGATCATTTTCAAGTTTATCCACTGGTTTGCCCATTATTTTTTCAACGCCAGCAGCTTTTAACACACTAGCACCAATGGATATAATTGAATTCCAGCCTTCAGTTACTGGCCATCCAATTATACTGTACAATATTTTTTTAATAAACTGTGTTAAAAAATCGTTGCTTTTTTCAAACCAAATTAATGTCAGTGCTGGAGATAAGGTAAGAACATATTTAAGTATGCCCACAATAACTGATGGTATCCACCCAACAACTGGGATAAATCTAAGTAAAATTTGTATACCACCAAGTATTTTTTGAAACCCGCCTCTAGACCATGCCAGTACAATTGATGCTGCAACTTTGCCCACAAGTTGTTCCATTTGGTCATAATATTGAGTTTGTGCATCTTGAATTGATGTACTGCCACTGAATTGATTAGTTTTAGGCACAGCTCCATTGGCTTTTTTAAATTGATTAAAATCATTATTGAGCTTTTCTTTTTGTTTGACAAAATCAGTAACAAAATAAACAACACCAATAAATTGAAAAAACCTTAATAAGATTGATCCGCCTGGAATTTTACCAAAAATCTTTTGCTCAATGCTCATGTTTCCAGTGATCACTGGATTTTTTTGACTAAAAGTTGGCATTTCGCTGATAATTTCTATGACTTTCATAAGTTTATTTAGTTACCAAATTATGGTAAATTTTTAATCCACCCCATTTTATGCTAGTATAAATACGCATAATAATTGGAAATACACTATGAACAATCCCCTACAAAAATTCTTTAGACAACCTAAAATTTATATTAGCTTGCCCAGTAAAGGAGTTTACTATGAACCTGGAGCCCTGGTGGGAGATCATACACACTTCCCCATATTGGCCATGACAGGCATTGACGAAATACTAGTCAAAACTCCAGACGCATTGTTTAACGGTGAGTCCACAATTAGAATTATAGAAAGCTGTTGTCCTTATATTAAAGATGCTAAAAACATCCCAGTCATCGATATTGATACTATACTGGCTGGAATTAAGATTGCCACATTTGGAAATAATGTGACAGTGACTAAAACTTGCAATAAATGCGGCACTGAAAATGATTACGACATACCATTAAACTCAATTATTGATTATTTTAGCAATTTAAAATTCAGTAATAAAATCACCATCCAAGATAATTTAGAAATTATTATTCGTCCATTAAAATACAGTGAAATGAGTTATTTTAGCATGGAAAATTTTAAACTTCAAAAAACTTTAAATCAAACAACAGATCTAAGTGAGGAAGATAAAAAAGCTAAAATTAATGAAATTTACATAAGACTCAGTGAACTTCAAATAGAATTATTTTTAATGGCTGTGGAAAATGTCATAGTAGACGACATAGTGGTCACAGAAAAACAATACATTGAAGAATGGTTGAAGAATGTTGAAAAGACCGTGTTTGGCACTATCAAAAAGAAAATAGAAGAAAATAAAAACCTATGGGAAATTCCAGAAACACCAGTAGTATGCGATGAATGTGGTGCTGACAATAAAATCCAACTGAGTTTGGATCAATCAAGTTTTTTCGGCTAAGACTCCTTTACGCCTCAAACTCTGATATTGAACAATATATTAATAAATTAGATCTTGAAGCTTTAGAGTTCAAAGAAGATTTATATAAAATAGCATGGTATATGAGAGGAGGAGTCACAGCCAATGACCTACTATACCTTTATAGTTATGAAGATAGAAAGATAATGTATAAGATTATCAAAGACAATATTGAAACAACTAATAAAACTGGTATGCCATTAATTTAATATTTGAGAGTGAGCAAGCTCACTCTGTTTTAAGACTCACGTCTTAAAACATTTTTCTTCAGCGAAGCTTTTTAATATTATGCAGATTGTGTGGACGTACTTCTCCCGTTGCCGGGAGAACGAAAGACATTATGCGAGTTGCTTAGTCCGATACTATATTAGGGCATTACAGAGGCGGTCATCCTGTACCTCGAGCCCAGTCTTCTATACGACGGGAAATAATTAAACAAATATAGTCTTGCCTAACTACCGTGGGGTTGTATCTTTTTCATCAGAGCCCCTTCTTTTAGCCTGTTAATCCTTTTCAAACAACCAAATAGCGGCATTTTGCTATCCTCATCCTTGCGGGTAGTGGTTGAGTCCTCCTAACGGCTGGAGTTTTTCATCCCTGTGACACGCATGTCCAGGTTTAGAATCGCATGAAATTAGCCTGCGCCAGCTTTAACCGTTTAACTGTTTGCCTATGATGTGTTTGCCGTGAACTCTGACCTGAATATGCCCGTTGTAGTAATCGTTACTTTCTAATACACGCCTTGAAAATTGTTCTCTTGCCTCAATATAACTACATTCACTTTTGGTTTTACAAAAGTAAAGTATGTCGCGCCTAAAATTTTCTTTGCCTAATGTTAATACGTCTTTGTTGAGTTCGTCGTTGGAGCCATAATATTCTTGCCAGTCACTTTCTATTTTGCCTCGAATCTTTTTTCTTTTCTTTGTGCCGTTTTTCAGCTTAACAACCTTATAGGTGGTTTTGGCGAACTTGGCAAGTTTTTTGCCTATGTATTTTTTATCTGTGGTTAAATTTGTTATGATGTAGACAAAGCCTATATAATCTCCTGAGATTTCTGTGACTAGTTGATCTTGATAATACCATGACATCAACTATATAGCGTCTTTCTCTGCCTGTTCCTGTGCCTTTTGAAGTTGTTTTTGTGCCTTTTCTTTTTCTATTGCTCTGCGCCATACTTGAATTTCCTGCCTTCGCATGATGGCGTAATGACGTATTTCACTGAGCCAATGCCTAGTGTCCATGCCTGCTCTACGTGTGCCTTTGGCCAACCATGCTTGATTGGCTTTGAAATATTCTCTAAAAGCTTCCATTAATTTGTCATGCAATTCTTCATCTCTTGGAATCATTCAACTATCTCCAAATCATTGGCATAGCTAGTATAGCCATTTTCTTTGATGACCTTCAACACATTGTTTACACGGCCAATCAATTCATCCTTATGACTGATCAAGTAGATATTTTTGTTACGTTCACGTGCCATCTTTTTGAGTACAGCCAACGCACCCTCTACTCCACTAGCATCTAATCCGTTGTCAATAAGTTCGTCAATGAACAATAAATTAATATTGTCATATAAACTTTCCCACACATCACGGAAACTCCAGCTTAGACCTAAGATTAATCTATTACGTTCGCCACGTGACAAGTTGTCAAAGTCCAAGTCTTGACCCAACTGTGTAATTTCCACTGTGAGATCATTTTGAAACCTAACCACATGTGGCAGTCCCATCTTGTCTAAGTAGTAGGTCAATCTATTATTGAGATAGGCCAAGTTTTGATCAATAATTTTCTTACGAATAAAACTGTCCTTGCTGGTCAATAATTTAAGTAAAAATTCCTGATGTTCTTTTAGTTTGTTTAGTTGGTTAACACGATCCCAACTAACTTCCTGTATGGCTGTATTGCGTAATTCGTCAATCTGTTCTTGATAAGGGTCTACTTCATCACTGCGTTTGACTAATGCTTCTTCCAAACTGGTCAAATTGTTTTGATGTTTCAATGCCTGTTCTACGGTGTCGTAAAATGTTTCAGGTCGTCCGTTTATATCACCGATGTCTTTGATTTCTTTTTGAATCTTTTTCAAACTGGCTGAAGTTTTTTTATAATATTCTTTAGCCTCATTGAAGTTTTCCAAGGCAGTCTCAGTCATTTCACCATGTTTATGATCCAATAACTGTTGTTGACAAGAAGGGCAAGATTTGTCAGCAAGTTGTTCCACTTCTTTCTTGTACTTGTTCACGGACTTTTCAGCCTGACCAACAGCAGTTTCTAATGTGGCTTTTTCCTTGTTGAGACTACGAATCTTAGCCGACAACTCGTCATAACTTTTTAGTAGAGCATGTTGAGCCAGTTCATGTTCGATGTCAATGTTTTGTAGTTCTAAAATCTTTTCAGCAACTTTTTCACAATCATCTTTCTGTTGTTTACACCATGCTCGTTGCTTGGTCGTTAGCCCTGTAATGCTTTGTTCAATACGATCATTACTCTTTTTAGTAGCTTCAATGTTAGCTGACTCTTGATTAATTTCGTCTTTGGTTAGTCTAACTTGTTCCTTTAAGCTTTCACTTTTTTCACTGAGTAAAGTAACACCAAGTAATTGTTCAATGATCATTCGTTGATCAGCAGATCGCATACTGAGAAATGGTTCAGTATAGGTATTAAGTGCCACAATATGTTTGAACATGTCGTGACTCATACCTAGAAGTGTGTCTAAATCACGTTGAGTTTCTCTGACATCACCTTGACTTTCGTCAACATTGTCAGTGTCTTGCTCCTCTCCATTGATAAAAAATCTAAAAATATTAGGTCTACGACCACGTTCTATTTTATAGCTTACACCGTTCTTTTCAAAATTCAGTGTGACCAACATGTTCTTATTATTGGTCTTGTTGACTAGGTTATCTTTCTTAATATTAGTAAGAGCCTGACCAAATAAGGCATAACTTAAGGCATTGACAATGGTGGTTTTGCCTGTGCCATTTCGACTACCACTGTCATCGCCACCTTGATCCAGATTTTCACCTAGAACCAATGTCAGTTGTTCTTTACAAAAATCCACAGCCTGAGTTTGATTACCCACGCTCATGAAATTCTTAACAGTTAAATCTTTGATACGAATCATAAGTTGTTATAGATATCTAGTAAAAGGTTTACGTCGTAAGTGTCGCTTTCTACACTGATTAATTGATTCATCACAATCTGATCCACACTTTCAAATGCCTTAATATTAGTGTCGCTGGTCAATTCTACTTCACGCTTTTCTGGAATCAAGGTCAATTCTCTGATGTCATAATCCGCTAAGTAAGTTTCTTTGATAAAACTGGCTTCTTCATAGCTGATGTCAATGTCCAATGTGACTCTAAGATGTTGTTTGGGTTTGATAATCTTGGCGCCGTTGTCAATCAGTTCGCTAAGTTTGACAGTTCTAAATGTGGGTTGATTGGGCCAACTATAATATTCTGGCTGCCCTCCCCATTCTAGTACGCACATACCACGATCATCATCCCAAGCATCTGCATAATTGTGTGGGAATGCATTGCCAATATAGATCATGTTCTTTTGTTGTTGACGTTTGTGGAAGTGTCCACTAAAGCCAAGTTCATAATTTTGAAAGTGTTCTAGTTTAATCTCACCGTGATCTGGCATCTGTACCATAGCGTTCATAAAAAAGCTAGGTAATTCAAAGTGACCAAAGATATATTTGCCACCCTTTTTGCCTATGCTTTTCCATTCATCACCTACTAGCCAAGGACACATGGTCACATTGCCCACGGTCATGGGTTTGTGTACTATGGTAATTCCTGGAATATACTTGCCAAATTCTACGCTGTGAATATCACGTTTGTCTTTGTAGTATAAGTCATGATTGCCAGGAAAAAAGTAAAATTGATCAAATGCCTGTCCTAGTTTTTCCAAGGACCTAAGACTATAATCCATGGTAGTAATATTAAGGCTATTGCGATTATGATGCCAATCGCCCATAAAAATTCCAACATCACAGTCTAGTTTCTTTGCTTTGGTAATGTACCAATCTACAAAATCTTCACAGTCTTGATTATGTGTGGCGCTGTTACTTTTAAGTCCAAAGTGTATGTCTGTGAATAGGGCCACACGTTTAAAAAGATTTGTCATTCTTCCTCACGTTCATGTCTACGTAGTCCTGCTGAATATTCAGCATTACTGGTTCTAGTATAACTGGGAGCCATGTCATTCATTTCTAAAATATCGTCTCGAATATTTTGATTTTTCTTTTCAATGTTAATAATGCGTACAAAACTGTTGGTCACTGCGGCGGTAAAGTATGCAAAGGGATTATTACTTTTTGACTCATTAAATTGCAAGCCAATTTGAGTTAATTGCAGTATGGCCTGTGCTCGCATTTCATCATTATAGGTATATCCTCTGACATTGCCTCGGGTAGCATAGCGTTCACACAGTTTGATATACATACGGGCAAGGTTATTTGAAATCTGTCCGTGATCTTTACTGAATCGACCTTTGTCTAATGGGCCTTTCCAATGACTTTTGCCCACACAAATTAGTTCGTCATTTTCGTCAAACTTCCAATGTTGGAATGGAGGAAAGTTTACTTTGTCTCTGCCGTCAGCTTCAGTTTTTTGACTTTTCTTACGTGTTTTATTTACGGGAATATGTTCATAAGTCATAATCCTAAACACCAAATCAATCTTTGGAATTTTTTTATAATCAATTTCGCAGTCGGCCATTTTGATTTTTTCGCCTGAGGCTTTTCTTCTTGAGTAGTTTTCGTCACCAATACGTTTGGCACGATTGCGTTTGGCTTCGGCTGTGGTTCTAATATTAATTTTCTCCAAGCTGGGAAGAATAATATCATACTGATGATATTCTGGACTAGCGTATACGCTATAGGAATTTTTACTTCTGTGAATTTCCTCTAAGAGATCACGATTATTGAGATAGTTTACGGTCATCAGTTAGTCCTATGATAGGTATATTATAATATACGTATATTATAAAGTCAAATAAATATTAGCCAAGGAGCAGTGGTTATGTCTTTCGATCCAATCAGTAGTGCAAAAAGCGCATTTGGTAATATAGCTGCCGGAGCTAACGCCATTTCTAATCTGGGATCTGCAATATCTTCAGGCAACCCTAGTAAAGTACTTAGCGCAATTCGCAGCGTCAATCTTCCAAAAGGTGGCCAATCTGGTGGTTCTGCAAGTGCTAACGCTACATTTGTCACTGACACCAGTACAGATTGGAGAGCTAAACTGACTCTTCCTGGTATTGATAAAATAAATGAAGTTTTTAGGAAAGGACAAATATTGGATCCCATAAGGGAAGCCGGCGGGTTGATATTCCCATATACTCCTACAATTACTATTAGTCACAACGTCACTTATGGGGAGCAGGCTCTAACGCATCAAAATTATCAATTTATTGCCTATCAAAATAGCAAAGTCAGTGATATAACCATAAATGGAGATTTCTATGTGCAAGATTGGAGTGAAGCTCAATATTGGATTTCTGCTGTACATTTTTTAAGAAGTGTTACTAAAATGTATGCTGGGGACAATGCTTATGTGGGTAATCCGCCTCCCATATTAAAATTCAGTGCATATGGCGATTATGTTTTTAAAAATGTACCAGTTGTAGTCAAAAGTTTCAATGTGACATTGCCCAAAGAGGTTGATTATATCAGTGTAGATATAATGAAATTAGGTCCTGGTAATCCAGAATATACTGGTGCAAAAGGATCATCTGGAGGCGGGTCAAAAACAGATAAAATCGGAGCAAATGCTAGATTATTATCTGGAGTAGCCAGTGCTGTCGGTGCCACAACTGTCGGGCAAGTACTAAATTTTCTATCTAATGGAGCCAAAGTGGCAAAAGGTGTTAGTGAAGGCGGCAAAACAGTAACTAAAGAACTGGCAGTTGCACCATCACATGTGCCCACACAAAGCCAATTTAGTGTGGTGGTCACGCCAGTATACAGTAGAACGCAAGTACGTCTATTTAATTTAGAAGAATTTGTCAAAGGCGGATATAAAGGACAAAGTTACCTATAATGAATGTAACAGCATATAATTCAAATAGCCCTTGGTATAATACAGAAATAACCAGAGAGTATCTAGGCATATTAACTATTAGACCAGTTAGTGCTGAGCTTGATGATTATCTTTATACATTGGAGAGTCAATATGCCTATAGACCAGATCTATTAAGCTTTGACCTATATCAAACACCAAATCTTTGGTGGGTGTTTATGCAGCGTAATTTAGATGTTATTCAGGATCCCATATTTGATTTTGTTCCAGGAGTTCAATTTTACATACCCAAAGCCAATAGTTTATTTAAAGTTTTAGGAGGTTAATATGGGATTTAGTTTGCCTAATATTGCCAGTGCCACTGATGCTGCCAAAAATTTTGTCACTAAAAAATTAGAAAACATTAATCTAGTTGGGAATGGGCTAGTTAAGAATGTTTCTGGTGCATTGGGTCAGTTACAAAATAAAGTTCCAGGGCTGTCGGGGTCTTCAGGAGCCACATCTAAACCTGTGCCTGGTAAAGTTGTTACTGAAATTGACAATAAAAAAAATATAGATATAAATGGCGAATTATTATCTGGCAGGGATTTGGCCTATATTGAAAGAAAACTCGGTGAACCATTCCCCAATGAACTTGGTGATTTTGATAGTTATAATTGCATTTTTACCTTAAGCGTTCTTAATGGTAATTCTATAAACTTTCCTGATGAAACTTATAGAAAAGATATTCTTGGACCTATCATAGTAAAAAGTGGTGGCACAGGAGATATAAAAGATCCAGATGCTATACAATTAAATAACTTTAAAAGCAAAGCAAATGAGTCTGGTAGATATGATGCTTTTATAGACAATATAAAAATAAGTGGACTCATAGGATTCAATAAAGCCACAGGAAATACTAACTCTTCATCTATAACTTTTCAAATTACAGAACCTTATAGTGTAGGATTATTCTTTCAAGCAGTCCAAGTTGCAGCATTTCAAGCTGGATATATGAATTGGTTACAAATGCCCATGCTTTTAAGTATAGAATTTAAAGGCCATCTAACAGCAAATCAACAAAATTTTAGAGCAAAATTATCTAGAAAGCATATTCCTCTCAAAATGAGTGCAATTGAAATGCGTGTCAGTGGGCAAGGCACTGTGTATGATTGCTCGGCAATACCATGGAATGAAGCAACATTTAGTATTGATAATAATAGAGTGTCAACTACTGTGGCCATAGAAGGTGGTACGGTACAGGAAATGTTACAAACTGGCACAGATGAAAACAGACTAAGTTTACAATATGTTCTTAATCAGAGACTTAAAGAGATTGCTGACAAGGCAGGAATTGACTCAGATAGGATACTAATATTATTCCCTACGGATTTGCAAACAGGTAAAAATGACACCAATAGTGATAATTCAAGACTTCCAGGAGCAACCAAATCACCATCATCAACAAATAAAGACACTGACAAACTTATTTTTGAAAAATTAGGTGTTGAATTGGATTATGATAACCTAATTCAACCAATAGCAAATCCTATTGGTCAAAGCCCAATGGGTTTTGAAAAGGATGTAAAAAGACTAGAGGCAATTTTTGGCAGAGAGGATGCTATCTATGATGAAAAAACTGGCACATGGACCAGAGGTGACATGCAAATTTCAAAAACTAAGGGCATAGCAAAATTTTCACAGGGAATAAGTGTTACTGATGCCATTAACGAAGTAATATTGGCCAGTGACTATGGTAGAAGAGCATTAGACAAGAACAATATTGATAAAGATCATAAAGTAACTTGGTGGAAAATTGAAACTCAATTTTATATATTATCAACATCTAAAAAATTAAAAGGCAATCAACGCAACCCCACATTGAGTGTTTTTAGAGTGATACCCTATAAAATTGATTATACCAACTTTGTTTCAGGAAGTCAAACAGCTAAAAAAGTTGAAGAAAAAAAGAAGAATGTTGTTAAAAAATACGAATATCTTTACACTGGAAAAAATATTGATATATTAGATTTTAGTATTGAATTTAAAACAAGTTTTTATCAAGCACTCAATGCTGACAGTGGTAAGAACAACGAATCAGTTCAACAAAATTTAGCAGAAGAAGAAAAAGAGCAAAGTGGAAAAGATGTTGGTGTTGAAACCAGTGGAGCCAATGTTACAGGAGCAGGTAATTCAGATGCCGATCAAACGAATTATACCCCTGGAAAAGCTCAAACTAAAGTTATTACAAAATATTCTGAAACATCAATGAACGCCAAAAGAGGAGGCGTCACTGCTGGTGAAGATGCCAGCACAATTGCTGCTAGACAATTCAACAAGGCCTTAAATGATGGTGGTGACATGATAAACCTTAATATGAAAATACTAGGTGATCCATTTTATATAGCTGACAGCGGCATAGGCAATTATACAGCAAAATCGACAAATATTCCTGAAATGAATTCAGATGGAGCCTTAAACACTCAAGACGGCGAAGTATATGTGGTAGTTAATTTTAGAAATCCTATTGATCTAGATCCCGATAACGGATTATATGATTTTGGTGAGAAGGGACGATTAGTTCCTGAGTTCAGTGGGCTATACAGGATATTTCAATTTGAAAGTATCTTTGAAAAAAATATTTTTACACAGCAATTAAAATTGGTTAGAATGATGAATCAAGATTTCAAACCTACAGAATCAACAGAAAAAGCTCCTGCAAAATCTGCATTTAGTCCTTCTAAAAAGGATGGTTAAAACATGGCAGATGAAAAAAGAGTAGCCACAGGCACAGGTAGTAATAATCCAGGACCATATCTAGCTAAAATTGTTAGTTTTTTAGATCCTGCTTATATGGGCAATTTGCAAGTGCAGATTTTAACTGAGGTAGGTAGTGCTAAACAAAAAGAAGGCGAACTGCATCAAGTAAGATATATGAGTCCTTTCATGGGATATACTGAATCAGAATATGCTACATCAGAATTAGACTATAATAATTCACAAAAAAGTTATGGTTTATGGATGATTCCACCAGATGTGGGGTCTATTGTGATGGTCATATTTGTAGAAGGTGACCCCAAAAAAGGGTATTGGATTGGTTGTGTGCATAACGCACAAAATCCTGGTGTGAATTTTATGACACCAGGATATGCTGCAACAACCTACAATAATGAAACTGTTAAAAAACGATTGCCTGTTGCTGAATATAACTTAAAAGCAATAGACATGGTGCCAACAGATCTAAGCAAAACTAAAAAAGCTGTTCATCCATTTAAAGATATATTAAACAGACAGGGACTATTATTAGATGATATCAGAGGCATTACCAGTAGCAGTGCTAGAAGAGAATGGCCCAGTGCTGTATTTGGCATAAGCACTCCTGGACCTATAGACAAACAGGATGGAGCAAAAAAAGCTAAATCAGGTAAGATAGACAATCAAGCCACAACCTTTGTAAGTAGATTAGGTGGATCTAGTTTTGTAATGGATGACGGTGATGACAAATTTCTTAGAAAAAAGCCAGCAAGTGAAGCCCCTCCAGAGTATGTGTCAGTTGAAAATAAGGAAACAGGTGGCGATGTTACTATCCCCCATAATGAATTAATTAGGATAAAAACAAGAACTGGACAT